GATTGTTATAATCCACATTCTTCTTTACCGTCAAAGAATAAGTAGGTTTACCTGTTGCGGACACGACATAATCATCGTTATTTACGATACGATTACTGCCATCTGATTTTGGAGCGCCTTCATACCATTCGGCACCAGTAATTGCCTGACTGCCGTTCATCAAACCTTCCGGGTCCTGAACGGATATGTAAGGCATCAACACACAGGGAATAAGCGAGCGATCCGGCTCATAGTCGTTCGTATCCTTGTTATAGTTCTGCACAGGATTACCGGATAGAACCTGTATCTCTGCCAAGAAAGAATAAGGATCAATATGTACCTGTACGTCTTTGGGTTGGGTTTGTATAGCCATCTTTTTTTATATTCTAAATCCAACATAATTTTCTACTGTCTCAATCTTCTCACCTACCGGAATAAATACCCGGCAGATAAATTTTACTCTCTGATAATCATAGCCAAAACCTATACCGACTCCATGCTCATCAGTGTTATCAATGTGTATCACATTCTTTTGACCGTCCACATAGACAGGCTTCCAGCTATTATCAGCTGGAATATTACCGGTATCACGAAGCCACTCTATCGACACACCTGTAGTAGCCAGTAACACATTAGTTATGTCACGATTGGCGTATTTAATCCATGCGGTTATATCCATATTTACTTGACCGCGTTTTGCAGCACCTGGAGCAATAAAATCTAAGTAGTAGTTCTTATCCCCTTCAAGCAATACCCAACCGGCGGAGTTCCATTTAGGTTCATCAATCGTTTTATCGATCAGGCATCCCCATTTGCAGCCATAATGATAGACGGTATGCTGTTCCAGTGTAGTTATTACCTTCTGATTCTCCAATTGGGTTTCATAGTCTACAAATCGGTAAGGTTCATCACCTTGTGCTGTAGTCAAAGACCATTCACCACGATCCACCTTTTTAGGGATAATCGTTCCATTCCAATCAGCTTCATAGATTTTCTCAAAAACACCTATCTTCGACATTACACCGACGTCAGTAGAGCCGATAGGAAGCCTCTCTATCATCTTTACGTTGGGGAAGCGTCCAAGAGTCAACGCATAGTTGTAATCTTCGAGAATGGGCTTAAACACATTCTGCAAAAACATGATCCTACCTTCACGGGATGAGAGCAGCCAGCTTTGAGCACGCTCGTTCGGAGCTTCACCAGCATCCGGAACTTTCGCATTACCTTTACGAGTCACATTATACCCTTCAACCGGTGGGTAGTTCTTGCCGCCCGGTACTTCGCTGTCGGGATAAAGGGCTACAGTCAAAGTGTTATCATTGCGGTTTTTCGATACTGGTCTGAACCAAGAAGTATAGTAGTCGGTACCTCCGATCAACAGCGAGTTCACGATTGAACATAATACGTCGTTTTCCTCTAATGTAGTCCAATCCGTATCTGTGCGCTTCTCCATAGTAAGCCGGTAAGTACCATCATCCAACAACTCAACCTTTTCAATGGTACCACAATCAGAGAAAGAGAAGTCACCGGACATTGCCTGAATTTCGTTGATGATAAGACGCAAAACGGTCAGCGATGACCGCAACTCCATGCGGTCAGCCTGTATCCTCCCTTTATTATCCGCGATTATGCCCTTGCCCGCGATAAGTGAGTCTATAGCTTCGCCAACCTCTAGTCCTCCTAATAACCTTAGCAAATAATTGGTGGAATCTGATTTGTCCTTACGAAGAAATATTGACAAGGATTTTAATGCCGAAAAAACATTTCTATTCGAAGCAGGAGTACTGTCATTCGTTCCAATAACATACACCCCACCACCACCGCCAGTATAAGTTTGCCCCTTATACGTCAACGAATCAACTTTGTCTTCAATCTCTCCTATACGTGAATAAGCCGCAGTTTCTCCTACCGTATATACAGGAGACTCCCAAGGGATATCCAGATTGTATTCAAAACCAATAATACGTGATTGACGGCTACCTGTTTCAAAAAATGCGGCATTAATCAGATTTACTCTGTCTCCTACTTCAAAAAGTTCAAATGTGCCGTCCTCATTTAACATGTAATCATGCATCATCTTGTTAGAGTAGGTGGAGGGATCAATCTTAACCTTATCCATGTAAGCTTCCGCCTTTTCTTTGAGTTCTTGTTCGGCATCAGGAACCATCTGAACAGAAACGAATGAAGTGTCAAATCCGGATAATATGTAGGTATCTCCATCGCTGGGTATAAAAGCATCCCCAGGGAGCGGCCTACCATAATCTTCATTTCTTGCAATTTCCCAAACTTGTGCGTCAGTATTCCAACTGTCATCTTTATTTTTCTCTGGTAATCCATCAGGATTGAAGATAACGCCAAATACCATTCCATTAAGCTTGCCAGACTGGAAGGTTATTTGCAAATCTTCTCCGTCTATTTTGTAACTGCTAGAAAAAGTAATACCCGAATCTTTAAAACGATACGCATTCCATTTTTCCAGAGTGGTACTCCCGTCTTCATTCTCAACAGGATCAGTATACTCTTTAGTAGTAATGTCCGACATAGTGCCTATCCGACGCGGATAAACATCCTCAAATACAACAACGTCTTCTATCGCTTCCTCTGTATCCATATCAGGGTAAGCATCAATATAAGGCGTACCTACCGGCAACATCAACCTCCGCTGGACCACTCCATTGACAACTATAGATTCATCTACAGGTCGATAATTGGCAGGAATATTTCTTGTTGATCCAAATGCATAGATACGAGTAGCAAAAACCGTCTGAGAATCTGACCGCGTCATTTCTGCCACATTTTTACCGAGTTCAAAATCAACAGGATCACCAAACTCGCAACGACCAAAACGTATCTGATTATTCTCTACCCACCATTCACAATCCCAGGTATCAGCCATTTGAGACAAAGCATCTAACATATTGATGTTTTCGTAAGACATCAAAAGCGCTTTATTTTCAACACTACTGTCAATTGTGAATTCATAAGCCGTTCCTCCATAAGTATATCCTAAAGATTCCAGATTCTTGAGGAATATACTCATCTGAACATCTAATGAATCGGTAAGATTCCAAGAGGCTTCTTGACCGGGTGTTTCAGGGGTAAATTTAAATATTTTGTTTTTCCACTTCCAATAATAAGCATCAAGACGAAGCTCGTAATCATACCCTCCATTTTCAGCGTTGTAAATAGGCTTATACAGATCGCAAAGTTCGAACTTTCCAAAACGTGAATCTTCCACATAATCCCCGAGCTTAAATTGAATAGGTTCCGGTATGTTAAAGTTCAACGAAATGTAGTCCTCTTTCATTAAGGTAAATTTTCTCTTGCTCCCCTTATTTACAATAGTGGAGAAACGAGTATGACCGGATATATCTTTAATGTCTACTATCATACCCTCAAAGGTCGGAGATAAAAAAAAGAAGCCCTAATTTTTAGGACTTCTATAAGAAACAATTGGCAAAAGGTTTGTTTTTAACTACGATTTGCGGGATTAGGCTCCAGAAATTTGATTGATAATTTGCCAAATGTACGCGCCGTGTTTTGGGCATACGATATGCTCTTGCCTAGATAAACCAAGTTATAAACATCAGTGCTATCAGCCGGAACCTTAATTGTCATCGCGCCTTTGTATAACTCATCATAAAAGGCTTTCTTTTTTTTCCGGTAATCTTCTTGAGATTTTCCCGTTAAAGTGAAAGACAAAGTAACTTCCCGAGAATCAAGCTTTGCATTGCCAGTAAATACTCGCTTACCGTTTTCCAGACGACTTTCATTTTCTATGTATTCTTTCATAGAAGCAGGAGCGCATAATGCGTCTAAAAAACCGATATCCATTCTGATACCCCATGACGCATACGCATCTTTGCCATTAATCAATAAATCTACCATATTTACGTTTTTATAATTTATTATCCATAGTCTTCTTCACATCAGACAGGCCGTTAACCATCTTCTTAAACCCTGTAGATGCAGTTTCTGACATGATTTCTCTTTCCATATTGGCATTAGCCTGCAATGTCCTCACCTCGTCCACTATCCCCTTCAACGTGGAAACATCATAGGCAATGGATTCAATCTGTTTTGTAGGAAAGACTACGCTAAACTGTGGCTGTACACTATTCACCGCTACATTTCTTGCTTCCCCGGCAATGTCAGGAACCTTGTAAGTTGCACTTATGGAGGCATGTATCTTTGCCAGCCAGTCATTGGTAATGATTGATTGATTCTTAGTCTCTTCTCCGGCTACCTGCAAAGCGGTAAACCGACCATTCAACTCGTCCGCTGTATCTTGAGACATGGTTTGAAATCCCCGGGAAGAAGAATCTTGTGAAGTTGCAGAAGAATCCCATCCGAAAGCCTGGCTCATATTGTCTCTAGCTTGGACCATCGCATCTACAAGCTTCTTGTATTCGTCTTGGATATCCCGGGCTTCATCTTCTGTAATAGTCATGCCTCCCAATGAATCTTCTTTTCCGGCAGCAACCCACTTATCATACAACTCATTAATATCTTCCTGGAAGTTTTTCGCAACCATAGCCGCAAGAATGGACTTTCTCAAGTATTCACCAAAGTTTTCTGCCATGTCTTCAGCAGACATATCCATATCAGAAAGCATGTCAATGAATTCATTGTAAAAGCTATCAAATGAAACACCTGTAATAGCCTCATTCAATGCATCTCTGAGTTTTTCCGATTCTTCCCTACAATCAATAATAGCCTGTAAGCTATCAGTTATTTCCTCCGGTATCTTGGACCACGCTTCCGGGAATTTCGTTTGTACAAGATAGAGTTCCTCACCTGTCAAATTGTATAAATCCTGGACTTTCGTTATATTCTTTCCCAATACCTTAGAAATGTCCTCAAAACGTCCCTTTCCCGCTTCAACACCACTTTTACCGGAAGCACTCCGCCCACTGAGCCGTTTATTGGCACGATAAACATAAGAATGAGCCCCTGTTGGCCTGGCATTGCCTCCAGCTTCCGCCAATTTTCGGTAATTTTCAATCTGTCTCTCTAATAAATCGTTAGCTTCTTTGTAAGATTCCAAGGAAGAAAATCCACCGCCAAATACAATCTTCTCTTTGCTTTTCTCAATTATATCTCCATAGATTTCATTGATCGCTCCCAATTCATCTTTTAGGCTTTCGTAGTATTCCATACTGCTATTCCCGAATAAAGATGCTATTTTGGTTGCTATCTGTAAAGCTGCACCAATAATGGCAAGAATGACAGAAGCGTTTTCAACCATCTTTATAGCTTTCTCAGCCGCAGTAGCAGTAGCCAACATAGACCAAGACGAACTATCTGAGACTTGCACTATACCGTCAATCATTTGCAGCGTTGATGTTGTGATACCACCTGCCGCTGAAAGAATCTCTCCCGCAGTTCCTCCTACTGTTTTTCCTATTTTGTCAAATTCTCTTTCGACCTTAGAGAGAGTATTGTACAAATCTTGCCATTCCTTCTTACTACGCTTATCAGGAGAAGTACCAGTTTCTTTCTTATTTATAGCTTCTTCTAATGAAGCAACCTTTGCTCTTTGAACCGCCAATTGGGGATTATTGGGGTTGAGAAACTCCATGCGTTCCAATTCCTTCTCTGCATTGACCAATAAATTTCTCAACTGTTCCAATGCCATATCAGCAATCCCGTCAGCCCAAGACTGAAACGTATCTTCACGCATGGCAAACTCGCTATCTATCGCCTTGTAGGTCTCTTCCCGTTGATATTCCAGTTCTGCCTTTTGCGCTTCAGTTCCACCGGATTCTTCCAACTTTTTAAGATCAGCATCGAACTTCTTCTTTGCATCCAAACGTTTAGTAGTATAGTCCTGATACTTGGCAAGAACTTCTTTGTAATATTCAGCTAAATCGTTCCCCTGTCTTTCAATGGTAGCCTTGGTTATTTTCTCAAAGATGGAAGTATCAACAGTTACAGTAGAGGCATCAAAGGTTTTCTTCTTATACTTTTTGTCCTCTTTAGCTTTTAATTCTTCCTGTGCGTCAAATATTTCTTTTTCTTCTTGTATTCTAGCGCGAATATACTCCTGCTTCTGACGTTGGATTTCTTGTATTTCCCTCTCGTGGTCCAATCTCATTTGAGCTTGCACCTTTTCAGAACCCTCAGCCATTGCGTCAATTCTCGCTTGGGCGGCTTGGTATTCTAAATCCTCTTCTTGACGTTTGCGTTCAATAGCCTGCTTCTGCCTTAGTTGGGAAATCTTATCTTCTTGACTGGAAATAGCATTCAATTTTGATGTAGGATCAACCGTCTTATCACTATATACCTCCAATTGCTTATTTGCCTCTGCTATGTCACTTATGGCTTTCTGATAAACCTTAACGGTAGATTCATCAATTCCAAGGGAAAATAGGTCTTTATTGTCCTTGGTTGCAGCATCCAATGTATTTTTTATATCAGAACGAATCTCTTTCAATGCTTTGTCTGCATTAGTCTTTTGCTGTTGCCAATAGTCAAAGGTTCCTTCTTTGGGCTGGGGAAATAAATTAAAAGCATCTATATGATTTGATATTGTTTCTATATCTTTATCGTATTGCTTTACGTTTGCACGTATATCAAGCCACAGTTGCTTCTGCTTATTTATATTCTCTTTAATATAGGGAAGTTCAGTACGCAAATCTGATAATGATTGCCCTACAGATTTACCTTTATTGTATTCTTCTTGCAACTTATTATACTTATTCTGAGCTGAGTTATATTCTTCCTGAGCTTTTAAATACGTCACATATTGATTTCTGGCTTTTGTTAGCTCTTGGTCTTTTTTAATAGAAAGCTCCGCTACTTTATCTGCATAACTTCTTGCAACAGCACTAGCATATATTTCCTTACTCAAAGCTTTATATGCCAATCCCAGATTCTCCAAATTAATCTTTTCCCCATTTAACACATTTGCATACTGGGGATATCTTTTTAGCCATTCATTAGAAACAGCAAGTCGTTCCCGATCAGATATCGTAGTATTCTTTAATTTATTATATAAAAGGTCTAGCTGAATCTGCTCCTTTTTAATATTTTCAATAGCCCGATTTCTTGCTAATGCCATTTCTTGTTCTGCCGACAATAAGTCCAAAACAGCCTTTTTCCCAGAAACAAGATTTCCAACCCAATTAAAAATTTCTTTTCCATAAGCCGTAAGCAAAGTGATACCTACAACTAATGCTGTTTGCCAGCTAAATAAAGAAGACGCAACTTGTTTCCATACAGGAGCAATCTTTTTCGCTTCCGTGTTTCCCTTTCTTAATTCTTCCAGATATGCGGAATATTCTTTTCTTGCTTTCTGAATCTCATCAACAAAAATCGGGAGGTTATTACTTATGGCCAAAAAGAACATGTTTATTCCTATTGTTAGAGAAGGAAGTTCTCTTGCTATCTGCTGAATAGACATTCCAAGTCCATTAAAGGCAGAAGAATAATTACCTACATTTCTTTGAAAACGTCCTGACGCTTGTTCTGCCGCACTTAATTCATTCTGTATAACTTTAATCTGGGCAAGAAGTGCTTTTCCAGCACCACCTTCACGCCTAACGCGTCCCATATTATCATAAGTAATAATTAGTTGGGTTAACTGTTTGCGTAAATTAGTTATACTACCTTCCTCTGATTCACTTTGTATAATTTGATCCTTCTGAGCCTTTATATTCTTCCGAATAGACTCCTCTTCCTTTTTTCGCACAGCAACCTGCTGTTGAACTTGTAAAAGGATTCCATATCCCTTTTCCCCTGTTTTTTCTTCTGCTGTAAGCGTCTCAAACTGTTTTCTTAATTGCTGTACCTTTGCATCAGAATCTTGTACTGCTTTTATATTAGCAACAAGCCACTGATTGACAGATTGCAACGCTTTGGTTTCTTCATGCACTTTTACAACAGCAGCATTAGAGCTATTCAGATCATCGTATGCTTTTTTAAGTTGCGTGTATTTATTCCTATATTCCTCCATTTTTACCATTGCCTTGGCAATCTGATCCTCCAGCTTCTTTACTGCCGCACCACTGTTAGGAACTCCAGCAACTTCTAAAAGAGATTTCTTCAATTCATTAATCCCATTCTTAAGCTTTAGGATATCACTTATTGTTTCTTTTAAATCCGCTTCAAATTTTAATCCTGCCATATTTTTTTGACATTTAATTTGTTCCTGATTATTATATCTGCCGTATCTACAACATCATATCCTTTGGCTGAAACAAAACTTGCATATTCCATGCCATCCGCAATAATGATGACATTCTTACGACGTCTACCTTTACGTATCAGAGCTTCCGTCTTTGCTTTAGCCTCTTGATGATTTTCATCTGCCGGAATATACATGTCTATAATCTCTCCATTACGTATAACCGCACTTCCTGGAGCATTTCTTAAATTCCAAGTATGATTTTGATACGTTTTATTAGCACTTAGATTACGTGTCTTTTGTGTATCAACCGCCTCATGAGATATCTCTATTATTGTTTTATTGACTTCATTTTCCACTTCATCAATAAAATCATCTAATCCAGATATGTCCGTTTTCACTTTCATAAGTCTATTTTTCTCGTAAAGTTATTCTCACCTTCATAATTTACCCAATTTAGGGAAGGAGAATAACGAACAAGTGAAAGATTGTTTGTTTTTAGACAAAAAAAGCCCCGGACCTAAGCCCAGGGCTATACTCTCGATTCAATAACAAAAGCGACTTCAAAATTGAACAGAAAGCATATCTTTACATATTCTCATTAATCCATCATTAATGCCAAGCTTTTTAGCTAAGCTGTTGCAAAGATAAAAATGTTTTTTGGAAAAAAAGCCCGAAAAGACATCGGGCTTTCTCAAGATACCTTCCTTAATAGGAAGGATTCAGTACAGATTGCTGTCAAACAAAAAGCTTTGAATTATTCAAAACTGAACTGCACATAATTCTTTGGCTAAAATATGAATTTCTTGTTCTATTTTCTTTTTTTGATCTTTAGATGCTAATGTAATTCCTTGCTTATAACGTCTCATTAGTGAAGGATTAATGCCTATTCTTTTGGCAAGTTCACTAATATTAAAGAAATTATAAGTTTTAAAGAAACCAGAAATGTCATATTGATAATCAAATGAGATATTACCATTATTCAATACGTTAATGATATTTTCATTCTCGCTTTCATCAATAAACATTTCTAAATTTTCCTGTAAGTTCTCTTTGGCTTCCGTCTCGGTCAAGCCATATCCATACAAAGAGATGTCTTCTAAGTCAGGACAATATATCCCATATCCACCATCAGAAGCCTTTTCAATAATAGCCTTAATAACCTTTGTAGCCATAGTAATCTTATTTTTAGTTTAAATTATATCAAAAAGAAATGAGAAATGTGCATATACAGACAGAAAAAGCCCTTCAAACAAGTAGAACTGCCTGAATTAGAACTGAATATGCACATTTCTCATTTCTTTTTCCTGTCTGCATTGCTTATTTGTATCAAAAAAAAGAAAGCGGGTATTATTTCAACCCCGCATTCTTTAAAATCTGATTCAAAGTACCTTTCGGAACTTCTTTACTAGGGTGTCTACCTACTGGAATAAAATTAGAATAATCAGGATGAACATATTTACTATGTCTCTTGCCTTCTACTCTTTTCCACCCGTTGTTTTCCAGTAGCTGATACAGTTCAGAAAACTTCATAAGCAATTAATGTAAAAAATTCAATGAGCTCTTGTTTGACTGTGCAAAAGTAACATATCTGTTACTTATATCCAAATTTTCAAGTAACAAATTTGTTACTTCGTTGATTATTTAACAATTTAAGTATAAAAAAGCCCCAAACCTAAGTTCAGGGCTGTTCTAATAATCATGTGAAGGATATTATCACCACCTTCCCGCCAGCCGTGTTACTGGCGGGGCGTCAACGCGATACGCTGGTCGAAAGCCTTGCGCATCCCTTGATTATCATTTATGTGGTGCTAGATGTCGGTTCAAATTCCATAGGTTGAATGAGCCTGAATTCGCGTTCCCGTTGCATCGAATGATGCTCATATTGGCTACCCGCTTTTCAAAGACATATCCGTATGATTCTTCAAACAGATCGACAAGTGCTTTAATCTTCCTGGATTGCTGTACATTCATTCTCGCAACTCGTTCGTTTCTCTCTGCGGCTCTTTCATTCCTTTCTGCTATTGCTTCTCCAGCTTCAAGTACATTGTTTATACGCTGGAATATTGTTGATGTATTCATAATATTGCTTAATGTATCGTTAATAAAAGAATCTTTCTCCCGGCTTTCTAAATATCCTGTAACCGAGGTACAAGAAAGCCGATAATATTACTATCTCTATCATGTTTTTGGGTATAATTGTGGCTGTCAGGCGTTGAAACTGACCGCTAAATGGTTGAATTGACTATACTATTTTTATTAGCTTACCATCGGAAGGATTGCCGCCAAACAGATGATTGATGTAAGCCAACCCCTTTTGAGTGACAAGTACCTTGGTTACGACGAATCCCGGGTGATTGTCGCGCTCGATAAACTTCTCTTTCATTTCGAAATATCCAGCATCAATGAACCGCTGTTTAGGCTCGTTGCGATTGGCAAAGAACACGCCCGCCTTTCGTAGTTTGTCAAATAACGTATTGCGCCCAAAACCGAGATTTAATATCTTGGCGGACATTCCTATGTCTACCTTTCCTTCCACTTCAAAAGCTGCATCTGCAAAGTCTGCTTTTGGCTGTATCTTTGCTATCTTGGCATCCTTCTGTTCGATTACTTTCTGTTGCTCCTCGATTTGCTTTGCTTGATCGGCTGCAAGTTGAAGGGCTTCAGAGAAGGATTGAGGGATGTTGTATTGAGACTGGATAGAATAACTACCGGTATTTATAACAGAAGGAACCACATCATCAAATATCCAACTCTCAAACTCATCGGCTTTCGGCATTTGGCTTTTAGCGGTTAAACGATAGATGTTGCCTTCGTTGATAAACTTCATTTGTTGAGTCCTTCCCAGTGAATCTATGACGTCGTGAATCACGACCCCATTTGATTTACAGTGTCTTGCAATTGCATCTCGCGAATTTGAATATCCTAAAGAGGTTGCGATATCCGTTCCGCAGAACCAGGTCTTACCGTCTTGAACAAACATACGAACTTTGCCAAATAGTGGATGTTCGTAGACCTTAACTTTACTCGTTTCGTGAGCCAACGTACTTAATACAGCGCTGTTATTGCTGTATGAGTAATTTTCATTCAAGTGTCGCATAATAATGAAAATTAGAAGTTAATAAATAAAGAAAGCAGAGAATTTCTCCAAGTTGCGACACTTTCATATTGGCTTGTGGGCGAATATGTACGGAGAAACCTCTGCTTATATTGTAGGCAGTAGCTTATTTGCGGACATAAAAAATCCACAAACCAAGTATATATATAAAAGTGTCGCACCACAAAAGTACATACATTTTTCAATATACCAAATGATTTGCATGAAATTTGACTATCTTTGCAGTCGAAATTAATAATGGATGTGTTCATACTGTTATTGATTTTGCGTAGGCAGGTGTTAGCGGCACCTGCCTACATTGTTATTTATTGGTTAATAATTAGTCACCACAATAGTTGCTCCAGCCGCTCAGCATTGAATAATGGTTTCCCAAACCATATCCATAAGAACGGCATTCCTTTTCAATCTTAGCACTTTTCATTTGTCTAGCTCTTTCCTGTCTATCTGCTTCTACTTTGGCAATCCAAGAAGTTCTTTGTGTTTCTTCTTGTCTCTTGCTTTCCATATATGCTACTGTACTAGTTCTGCGTGCTTCAATTTCTACACGGAATTTTGCAACTTGCCAGCTTTTACGGAGAGCATTACCAAAGGTTTGGTAGTTACCCGTTCTGTACATATTGTGAGCAGCTTTCATAATCTCCGATTTATTGTATTTACTTGTTTTCATATTTCATTTGTTTAACTTTGATATTGCAAAGGTAATATTTTAACTTTACCGCCCAATGCATTAGTACAACAAAAACATTACTATTAACATTAATTGGTAAATAGATAGGATTACTCATGATGTAATAAACACATTTTAGTAATTATATTATTTTACTTTCGTATATAACACCTATCTTTGCGTAAAAATCAAATATTACTATAAAATGAATAGGATAGAGCAAATTTTAAAAGAGAAGGGAATTAGCAAAACGGACTTCGCATCCATGATGAATACATCAAAGCAGAATGTAAATGCTATGTTTAAAAATCCCACAAATGCAAAGTTAAAAGAGATGGCTGATGTTTTGAGCGTACCTATTTGGCAACTCTTTGTATCTCCACAAGATATAACAGGAGAAAGTGATCTCACTGCTCTAATTCAACACAAAGGAGACTTCTATAAAGCCACCACAATAGCCGAATTGGAGAAAATTGTGGCAGAAATCAAAGAAAAGTAGGAATAAATTTGTTTTTTTGTGTAAGTACTTGTTAATTTGTGATTAATATTAACAGTAAAAGCACACAATTATGGAGGAAATTACGCTTTTTGTTTCAGTTGTCATTATTATATTTGGTGTATTGCAAATTATTTTATTCTTCAAAATATGGGGAATGACTAATAATGTAAATGAAATTAAAAATATTATGGGAAATCTCTTTGGAAAAGATTTACATAATAATAAAAAACAGAAAGAAATTATATCAAGAGATTCCAATAATAATGTTGAAATTAATAAAGAATATTTTCCGGAAGACTCCAAATTTCAAGAAGGAGACATAGTTATATATAAACCTGAAAATATAAAACTAATGGTTATTGGATATATCTCCCCTAATATTTTTAAATGTAAAACAACAGACGAATCTAATAAAACATATTGTTTCCAAGAAGATTATCTCGATAAATATCAATAAATAGTTATTTATTGAGCGCTATTAAACACACATAAATATGAAAGGCAATTTTATGAATAAATAATCTAAAAATATAGCAAAATGGGACTTTTTGACATCTTTAAGAACAAATCAGAGAAAGAAAAACAAAAGAAAAATAACATTTCAGATTTCTTTCACATAGATATAAATAATATATTTCAATATAACCCAACATATTCTCATTCAGAAAACAATGTGCTTGGCAGAGAGATAAAGCATTACAAACTCAGATTAAAGGAACTTGAACTTGGAATATTTTATGAACTTAATATTATAGAAGTCGGAGAGAATCAGCTAAATGTCTCCTTTGTAGGAAGAAGTAATATCTTAACTAATGAATTAAAAGAGCTTGTAAATTTCTGTGCTGACTGTTATGGTTTAGATAATTCTGGATATGGGAAAATTGAGAGTAAAGACTATTCAGATGTAGAAAGAAATTTATTTTCTCGTATGTGGAATAAAATTTGGGTGACTAATCTTGCTACACATAATAATAAAATGGAAATAACAATATTTTCACTAAAAAAGCAATAATAAATTAACTTGTTTGTTATCTACCCACTTTATAATCTTTGGTGTTGCAGGTGGAGAATCCAATAAAGATAGACATGCAAACAAAGATGCTGGTTCAAGTGTTTTTAGAGATGAAGGTGTATATGTAGTTGGCAATGATCTTAATAATACTGATAATGACATTGATAGAGATTTAATTAATGATTTTTGATATTATTGTTATTGTTAGTTGTAACGTTATCACTATATTTGCAGCGTCAAACAATATAAATATATAAACTTATGGCTATTTCAATTAAAAGTGTACCTACATTGACTGGGAAAAATGCCAAAGTATTTGTCAACAACGCAAATAAGGCAAGTGAAAGACGTGCTACTGTAAATTTCAGTAAGCAGGTTAAATCTTGTGCATCAATACTTTCCAAGGCTAATTTATAAATTCCAGTGGACTTTTTAGAAGCGAATTGCACTTTTTGCGTCTTAGATAAGAAAAAATTAGAATGTTGCAATAATTTCAGTTGCGAACATGAAGATTTAGATGATTTCTTTAATAATGAGTCTTACCTATACAGTGACGAATTATTAGGGAAATCATATTGTTTTTATCTAAATACTGATCCTTCTGAAATTGTTTGCGCTTTTACTGTATCAAATGCAAGCATCAAAGTATCAGACCTGCCTTCAAGCAGAAAAAGCAGAATTAGGAGTAAAATCCCCCATGAGAAGCATTCAAATAGTTTTCCTGCTGTTCTAATTGGTAGATTAGGAGTCAATTGCAAATTTAAAAGAAAAGGTATTGGGAATGAATTGATGGATTTTATAAAAGCATGGTTTATTGATCCGCACAATAAAACAGGATGTAGGTTTATTATAGTTGATGCATACAACGAGACTGCACCATTAAGTTATTATGAGAAAAACGATTTTATATACATGTTTTCCACTGAAACACAAGAAGCTAAATGTACAGGTAAGAATAGTACAGAGCCCTTAAAAACAAGATTGATGTATTTTGACCTAATCATTCTAAAGTCATAGTATTATAAACGATATCTACATTGAGATGTCAATATCCGAGGATAGGATTTTTCCCTCCATTATTAGCCAAAATTCTTTTTGCGACTTTGTTTATTCGCTTTATCTGCTCTTTAATTATAAATTTTTCTTCTGGTGTGAAATCATTAGATATACACTTACGAAGATTTGAGCGAAATTCTAGAACTTCACTTTTGCTCATTCGGGGATTTGGATTTGTATGTATCATAGGTGTTTTGAGAAAGCCCGAAATAAACATCGGGCTTTTTAAATATTTAAAATTGATATTTCTAAGCCCCTTCCACAAATTCCTTTAACCGATACAACCTATCAATAGCCGGATTGAAAAATGGGTCCGGATAATGCTCTTTAATATCATAGATATTGGTTTGTACATAAATCTTAGGATCGGTGATACGTTCAGCTTCACTTAGTATAATCTCTTTGGGTAATTGTGCGGTTTCAGCCCACTTTATAATGGATTTCACGCTTTCTTCATCATAATTATAATTTGCCATAAGATAATGTTTTTCCGACAAAGATAGAAAAAGCATTCTAGATAAGCAACAGGAGGATAAAGTAGCCCCACGACACAAATTGTCCTATTTTTCTTATTCAAAAATTATCCACCCCGTATTTTTTTTGACCAAGAAGTAAAAACATAGTCTATTTTTCGTTTTTCCGATTTTTTCTTCTTCTCTCAGACATACTTCTACCAGACTCCTTATCAACCTTAGTTCCATATACTACATGCAGTTTATCCTTTTGCATGATAACCAGATTTCGATAAGGTATCTTATATACCACTTCATCATAAGACAGATGCAGATTTTCCATGAACGTTGCAATCTGTCCCAGCAAACAGGCGTCGCCTATTACTTCTGTTTTGCTGTCAGCATTTTTACGTTCTTCGCCAAAACTGACAGCTTGTAAAAATTTTCAGTAGAGATAAGAGAAAGAGCGATTTCCAAGCCCGATACGACTTCTTCTATCATTGCTTGAGACAATTCTTCAGACAAACTATTATCTCCCTTTATAAGCCAAGAGAGGGCATCAGAAGCACATTTGATATCCTTTAGAGAAAGACACAAATCCTGCAAGGAATTTCCCTCATAAACCTTAGCTAAGAAATATCCCGCACCGGATATCTTATGTATCGTAGGCGGAGATATTGTATAAGCCTTACCATTTATTATCACTGTTTTAAAGTCCATTCCTATGATGGCCCCATTAACGATTTCTGCTGCATTCATAATATGATCAAATTAGAAAGAGGGTGAAAAATTTGTCTTTCACCCTCTTCACTTATGAATAATCAAAATTTAGATTGAAGATTTACTTCCTGAATAGGAAGAAGCTGACTCTTCAGACATCATCGAAACCTGAGATGCTTCAGAAGCAACGACTTCGGAAGCATCAAACCAGTATTCAGAAGAAACGGCCTCCGTTTCCGGTTCCATAGCAGTTGCGGCAACGGCAATACCTACGGCATTATCCGTATTGGCTTCACGTGCTACAACAGAGCCTTTCGGGAATACACAATACTGATTATCTTCCGTCAGCGCAATCATAACCGCATAGATATCTACAACTCCACGAGAGCGTTTCCAACTCGTTTCTGTGGATGTACCACCCATAAGGTCGGCTTTAGTTGCATAGTCATATTGGCCAATTGTAAAGTTCATGGATACATCACCCATTTCCTTTCTTTGCCGGTATGTCTTCTCGGTCAATTGGTTTTTATAAGAGGTAATAGTTGGCTCATCCTCTTCGATGGTCCAAGTATCCTGATGAACATTTAGTACTTTTTTGGCCGTCTTCAAAAGAGCTGCCAAAGCCGAACCAGTCAAATCTTCGGTAATAACTTCTGTATTATCCTCAAATAGAACATAATTCAATTCTTTTATGTCTACTGCTGAAATTTTCTTTCCTGCCATATTTTTTTATTTTACATTTAAAACTTCAAACAAAATTCTCACATTTACAAAATGACAATTCAATTCTGCATCTTCTTCCACGCCATTACTTTCAATGGAATAGCGATAACGAGTGCCATCAAATTCTCCTGTTTTATACCCAAGAACTTTCAATGCGCCCCTTTCCAACTCGTTAAGCCTCTTTAAATTAGCATTATCTTTATAATCAGGAACGCAAAAGTTTACTTCAACAAATCCTTTCGTCCAATAAGAATCAGGAGACAGGCTTTTTGCTATTACAACGATCCGATCCGTGTCTACCTTCTTTTTAGGAAAGGACCAGTCTCGGTATATCGGAAGATTAAATATCTTGCAATCATCATACAAAATAGCACCAGCATCAGAGGAAGTGATCATATCCAGACCTCCATGTATTTAAAGTAATTACACCTTTTAGGACTTCTAGCGATTCCCTCTCCTCTTACCTGGCAACCATCCATACACCGTATAGAAGCACCTTCCTTTATAGGATTCCCGTCATACACAATGTGGTAATGAGACATATACATATCACCATTATCGGACTTTAGTTCCTTGGTTCCATCATCATCGCACCGGCAAGGTCCTACAATTTTCCATTGATCTTCTTCTGGTTTAACGATAACCTGACCTTCAGAATCATACGAAGGGGATTCCTCAATTCTAACTTGCAATATGTGCGGAGAGAAATACATCACCATATATCAGAAACATCTTTTATAACCCCTAATCCTACCATTGAAGCAGTGTCTTCATTCAAATCAATACCGTATTTCTTTAACAGAAGTTTGATATTAGACTTTATTGAATCGGCACTCCACGACATAGAAAAGTTGTTTTCATTAACTGATGTAGGATGCAAGATATTCTTTTCAATGAACCCATCTACAGAACTTCCAACAATCCTTTTCCCTTCATCCGTTATATCGCCTTCCCCGAGACCAAAATCAACCGCAAAATCAGAAGCCCCTACATCGGATATTTCACCAATGTAGGAAAACCTCTGCTTTATGTAGTCTACCACTGTCATTATTGCTCGACTGTCAAAGAATAGATACCGTTAATCTCGGTAATGATCGGTAATGATAAGGATTGAGCTTTAGTAAACTCTACCCCATTAGAGTTGTCTGTTTCTCCCTTACCCCATTGAGACACACGAATTCTTCCATAATTAGAGTAAGTAACTCCCGGCTCCTGTCTCAGTTCGTTATCAGCGTACGCATTTTTAATAACTCCCAGTTTTCCAGCGGGAATAAACACCAGATTCTTGTCATTCCAAGGAGAATATTCACTCAGTTTCCCGTTATTTTGAATACGAGTAGTACGTCTAATCAATTCAAAAGTAGGAAAACCATTTTGGCGCATAAACTCGTTCAGATTAGACAACAGCAAAGGAGTAGAAGATTTATCTTGGCCGAAAATAACCAACTTCATTTTTTTATTGCGAAGAATATACGATAATCTCTTCTGAGAAAGAAGAATTTTATCAAATACGACCTTATCTTGCGCAGCATCCAAAATTTCCTGAATATCTTCAAAACAATCTACAGTATCTTTATTCGCATCAGTCCAACTAGTAGTTACACTAGCAATATTCTCCGCAGGCATTTTATGGTCAATTACACCACGTAAACCGCCTTCAGGATTGTTGTTTTCATCAAAAGTAAAAATACCCTTGTTAGACAAAGCTCCCAAAAAGATAATATCAAGTTTTGATTGAATGGAATTAACAACCTTCGTGATATTATTCCACATCAAATTTATGAGCTGCTGAGTCTTCTGACTATCCGTCAACATACGAGAGTCAAGAATCTGCAAAACCTTTCGATACTCCTCAATAGGCATTGAATAACTCATTTGATGAGTAAGTACTTTCTGTTTCAAAGTTTCTAGCCCATCGGTTCCCATAATAGGTTCTTTGCCTTTTGAATCCAAAGTAGCAGCAGCAACACTTAAATTGTATTGTCCGATCAACTCTTCAAAGTTCAAGCCGATAGTAGGTGTATCCCAATCCAGATATCTTTCATAGATATTCTGGTCAAACAATCTTTTGCGCAGCTCTGAAGCCGCGTCAATGCGAACCTGCACTTGTTTGGTGAGCTCGCCAAAAATTGAACTATAAAATAATCCTGGCATATCTTATTGTCTTACATATTTAATACTTGGATTATTCTTCATACACCAGCCACCCAACAACCAATCATCTGGCATTGGATAAGCCACTTCTTTCAGAATAACCACATCATAACCAGCAGAAACAGTCTGAAAACTCATATTGGTTTTATACTCGTAGTCCGTTTCTACCACAGCGTTAGGTTCGTAGCCCGCTACAACAGCAAAAACATCTTTTGTAGCACCGGTTAAAGCTGCAGCGAGAGTCAATACATCATAATCAGCATTTGATCTATCAATAGCTGTAATAGCCTGTTTATTTTCTCCGATGGTCAATTCTTCTCCCACCTGAACCAAACTTCCCTTAATTACTCTTGGAGCTGCCGTAGTGCCTCCTGCAATGATTTTGACTGCCTTACAAACAGCGCATTCCATTTTTGAAAAATCCAATGCGATAGGTGTACCTTTTCGAATCAGTGTCCCTTCTGGAAATGTCTGTTTTAGCTTAAAATCACCCGGAAGGACTTTGCATTCACCTCTCCAGAAAACAGGGAAATTTCCCTTCAATGTTCCTTTTTCAAATACAATAGCCATAATTTTTATTTTTAATTTGCGTCCGGCAAGTCTTTAGCCCATTCTTTGGCCAATTCTTTACCTTGATCTTCGGGAGTAGATAAGGAGAACGCCGAACTTTTATCCTCCAAACCTCTTGCCACCTCATTTTGTCTCACTTTGGACAAATAGGAATCAATTGCCGATTCATCCATATCTTCGGATATTGCAAATCCTTCATCAATTCTTCCTTGTGAGATTTTGAGTTCCTTGGCCTTTGATATGATAAAATTAGCCCTTGCTGCTTGAGCCTCCTTTGCTTCATAAGAATTAAGCTTTTCCTGCAACGGATTCAACCTTGCCGCAATTGCATCATCAATCAATTTCTGAATATCAGGTTGCTTCCTCTCGCCCCCTTCATCCAGTTTTACTTCCTCTTTCTTCTCTCTTGCTTTATTTACAGCATCAGTTACTCGCTTATCAATACCGCTTTGCAAAGAAGAAAGGAATGTTTTTTGAGCGGCCACAATCGTAGCCAAATTTTCATCAGTTACAAGTCCGGTCGCCTCCAATGCTTCGGCATGTCCCTGAAAAATGTCATCACTTAACCCAAGATTTGAATAAGCTTGTTTTAACGATTGAAATATTTTTTCCTTCATACGTATATTTTTAAAATTCAGTATAAAATTAGGCATTATATAAGCCTTATAGAAACATTTCAAGCCTCCATAACAAACAATTGGTAAAAGGTTTGTTATTAGCTATTATTCCACCTCAACATTCTTTATATTATTCCGTTTTTCTGATCTTATACGTTCTATTTCTTCAGATGGATTGTCCGCTAAAGCAAGCATATTAACAGATTGTTCCAAAGAGATAATGCCATCATAGTAAGCCTTGCCTATCGCGGACCATTTTTCTTGAATATCTTCATTGAATGGCTCTGAAAATTCATGTTCGATATTCAGATTAAGCAGTTTCTCCCTTAATTGAATATGAGTAACATTTGCCATTATAGCAAGAACAAGATTCTTTTCACGATCAACTAATATGTCATATACCTCTTTCAGGTTATCTCTTTTAATAAATCCCAAGACCATAGCACGCTTTAAAGCCTCTCCGGACAAAGTGCCTAACCCTTTCATGTTTTCAAAAGAAAAATCGGGCGTAAATGAATCAAATAGAATTGAAGAGTTCAAATCTTTTTTTTCACTTTCTTTCATTGAAGAATACTCTGGAGGAGCCATATAATCAATCGCACTCATATCCTTATTAGTTAATTGAATAACTTCTCCCACAGTATCAGGGTCAGCCAATGATTTTATCACATCCGCTGTAGCTTTCACTTTGGGATCAGCAAAATAATTATTAGTATCAGCGGCTTTCGAATCAATCATTTCTTCTCTATTACAACGATTCTCGGTTCCATACCATGCTTTTTCCTGTCGATAGTAAATGACATTAATTTTCCCAGTTGGGTTTGGAATAGGAACTACATCCCATCCAATATTAGCCTTTTTACATCGAAATATAAATGTTGGAGTTTGCAGATCGAAATGTTCAACAGTCTTATCACCTTCCTTTATAAAGTAGCCATAACCAAACGCTATCATATTCTCGTACTGGTCAAACAATGGACGTAACGTATAACCTTTTGACTTTGAAATAACCAGCACCTTTACCGACGGCTTGCCTGCATCATTGTATATGTGGTACACCTTGGCACTCTCAGTTTCAGCACCTGCCAGTCTTTTGGCTTGTCTCATGGTGGTATTGAATCTCGTATCTTTCAAGAATTGAGTGTATGCTTCAAAAGCTTCATCTTTACCTTCTACATCAGAAGAAGGCTTCCATTTTATAGGGTTTCCCAAAAGAAAGAAAAGCTCAACCTCATTGATATATCTTTGTCGGCAGCGAGGAAGTTTTTCAACCTTATAAGGTTCCTTTCCTTTGCGCGGTTTATCAGGGCGATTCATTACCGCATGTGTTTCAGGATTATATTCTTTAATAGCGTCATTAACACATGAATCTCTATTTTGCATAAGTGTTTGTACTCGGCTGATATCCTTATCTTGAATCAACTTCATCAAATCACGTTCAACTCCCATAGAGTTTAAAACTTTGTTCCGAAGAACATTAAATATTGCCCCTATAAAATCCATATCATAATCTTTTTATAACCCTAAATCTGATTTAGAATAATTCTGAGATACTATAATGTTACCTAAAATCTTTCCATTCACATAGTACCGAACGGCATCCCATCCGTGATTATCATGATCCTCTGGCTCATTAATGTAGTTTCCATTTTTATCTTTAGCCCATACATAGTTTCTGGCTTCCCGTATTAGATTATAAGACCTTTTAGTGATAAAAATATTATCAAAGTCTTTTATTCTATCAATACCGGCAATAATGGACCCCGGGCCTTTTTGTACAGGATATATTATAATACCTCCATTGGCTATTTCCTGAATCAAACGAGGGTCGGCACTTTCAGCATATACGAATAAATCATACTTTCTCAACTCTTTTATTAAATCAGAAGAAAGCATACCCGTTTTATAGCATATCTCATCCAGGTATAAGTCATTGTCTACAATTCCACAACGAATAATAGCTGAGGGGTCATGAGTAAAACCAAAATCAATGCCATTAGCAACCTTTTTAGCCCATGAAGGAAACTCATCTACTATTCCAAACTTTTTAAACACTGCACCTTCCGCAACATCCGCCCATCGACCGATAACCACATGGGCGTACTTTTCTGGATTGCTCACCTTCATGTCCTCAACCTCCTTTAAGAACTCCGGAGAAAGATTCTCCAAGTTATCCAGATAGGTCGTATGGATATGAAGCACATTCGGATGAGTGGAAATCTGTACCTGCACACCATCAATGTCTACCAGTTTATGAGTATTCTCAATGTACTTTTTATAGATGAAGTGATTGGAGTCGCAAGGATTCATTATTATAATGATCCGGTTCTGAATGCCTTTTTGACGAATAGAAAGCACTATTTTATCAAAATCTTCCTCGCTAGTCCATTCCTCTGCTTCATCGCAAACAAAAGTGGTAAGTCCTTGTATAGATTTCAATTTAGCTGTTTGGTTTCCAGATGAAGTTTTTATACCCCTAAACAAAATAGAGCTATCTGAGTAGGTATTTATTATATCTGTTTTAGTAATGTCAAAAAACTCACTTGCGAAATCTGATTCTATTTTTTCTTGAAATTCGGGAATAATAGACATAGCTGCGGAAGACATTGTATATCGAGAAAACAAAATCTTGTGTCCTCTCTCAAATGAAAGCCTTTCCAAAAACACAGAAACATTGTAAGACTTACCGCTTCCCCTCCCACCCGTCACAAGTGTAATAAACTTATCTGTATTCTCATACAGAGGAGCATAAGGAGGCTGAGATACTATTCCAAAAAGGATCATTTGTTTACCCCTCCATTTTTTAAAAATTCAATAACAGGAATGCTCCCTTTTAATTTTATAGTGCTATCCTGCTTCTCTGCGAGACCTAACTTGCGGGCTATAATATTGGGATTAAATGCCCCAACAATGGCACCCTCCAACTGTTGGGTTTCGATTATATTCTCTATACGCGATACGACCGTAGAAAATTCTTCATGTTCTGCTTGCTTAAATTGTCTCCAATATGCTTCATTCGCTCCACAATAAGACAAGAAACCGGTTAGCGTATAAGGTCGCTGGGTTGGCGTTTCCTCTTTTTCTTTTGTCTTACCCTTTGTTTTATTTTTGATAACACACCAAGGGTTTTCATCACACCATTGGAAATACTCGCATGCAGCATCCCAAAGTAAATCGGGAGTAGCAAACAATTTATCTCTCCCATGTTTACTTCTTAATTTCCAAAATTGATTTCCTTTAGGTGCCGCCATTTATAAAATAGATTCTCTGATTTGTTATTGTTTTCAAAGATATTTCATAAAATAATAATACATAAATTAGCAAGCGACCAATATCAAACAATAGGGAGAAGGTTTGTTATTTATAAGAAAAGAGGGTTGAGAAATAAATTCTTTCCCCTCTTTCCGCAACGCTGAATTAATTATTTGATTAGTCCTTTGGCTTTTAAACGATCCATAATTTGGATATAAATATTATCTATATCCGCCCTAAAATCTTTATATTGCTGATAAAAGAAAACGGTATCAGCGACATTGTTAGATATTGTGCATGGCCTTACATGACTGAACAAATCCTCTAAGGATTTTCTTATTCCATTTGGCATTCTACCTCCCGCCAAAGTACTTGGAGCAAACAGAAAAAGAATAATATAGAGAAACTTCTTACGCTGAAGAACACTATCAAGACATGGAGGGAAATCCATATTAGACAAGATGTCACTAAACCATCCATATATAACCGGGATAAGCTCTATATCAGTTAATATAGGCACAGCAAGCTCATGCTCTCTTTCTGATAACCAAGATTTTTTTTTGCGAATTTCTCTTAACTCTGATATTATTGAAAATTCCTTCACCATAACACGATTATTTAAAAAGTAAATAGTATATTTGTACTATAATCGTGTGAGGGAGGGCTGAGTGGTCGTGTGCTCGGTTCTCCTTTCTTATTTTACAGCCTGCCGCTTACTTCGAATATATCTATTTTTGCGATCAACTCCCCTAGCCCACATCGAAGCGTTATAGATAGAGGCTGCATATAATTTTAATTCCTTACTACTTTTAAGAAAATCTACTTTCAATGCCGCTTTTAATGAATCAGCATATAAGTTCTGATCTATTTTTATTTTTATTTCCATAATATAAATTTTATTTTCAAAAAAAATATCCCCAAACATCAAAGACATTTGGGGATGCATCATTTAAAAAAGTATTCTTCTATTCATGATAGGTTATGAAGTTAAATCGTTCAATTCATATTCATACCTTCGGAAGTACCTTCCATCTTTAGTCATAACAGCATAAGTTATAAACGATACGTCCGAGTTGTTTAAAGTCTCTACGGCAATTACTTCTGCCTCTAACAGGCCTCCATTCTTAGTGAACTTGACCTTGTCACCAATATTAAATTTAGTCTCTATTTTCATAATAGTTATACTTTTCAGTCTTTAGAATTTCTAAGGAAAATCAATAATTCTTTTGTTTCTCTGAGTGTTAACCCACGTCGATCATTAATCGCTACAGTCAGCTTATTAAGGGCTTCATTTAGGTTCCCAATTATGAAACCACTACCACCACATCGCTTGCATTTAGTCGACGGTTCGATACCACGTTCATAGGCTTCTGCACTGCTATACTGATAATACCTTTTATTTTCAATCCAGCCATGCCCATTGCATACATCGCACTTCATGTTTTATCTTTATGACTAGATTTATGACGTCTCACATCTACCCAAGCCATTGATATTGCACATACAAGATTAATAATGCTTGTTACAGCAAGTATTTTGGTAAGCCATTCTATTTTTGCATCATAGGCCAACAAACATGCGATGAGTGAAAGCTAGAATGTTATTTCTTCAAATTGGTACTTCTTCATTGCGGTATTTAATTATTAAGTTTCACTCATTGATACTCATTTAACATCAACCACATTCCTATACACTCCCCAAAAAGGTACATCCACGCCACAAACAGAGATTTCATATACAGAATCTTTCTCCAACTTTCCGGCAAGTTCAGGATGTGCTAAAATGCCATCAATGTTGATGCGGAATGTTCCTTTATCAGTGTATAGCAAATAGTATATTTGAGTGCTAATACTTTCTTTGCTACCGGATACTTTTTCGATTTTATCGACTTTATTCACTCTCACTTTTAAAGTTTGTTGATTGGAAAAGGTTACAAACCAAATACATCCAATAAATGCAATAACAAATATTGCGATAGCTATTTTCTTCATCATTTCTCTGTTTATTATTCGTTAAACTTCGGTATTGGCATCCACAAATCATCATCAGAGATATTGCAACTGTAATCATCTGCGTCTGCTGTATCCCATACGTGATAATATTTATTATAAACCAATATTTCCGGTTCATAATGACCTTTAGCGGAAAGTATGACTAATACAGGTTCGCTCTGCTCTGATATATCGTTTTCATCTACGTCTGGTAGTTGGTCTTTAGCTTTTATCCACGGGGACTCTTCTTTTCGGCAGTTATAACCACATTGAAAGTCTTCCATACAATCAGAGTGACGGGAAATGTAATTATCAGCATCTACTTCTCTTAGGACTTCTTTTCTGAATTTCGTTTTTTGAGTAGCATAATCGTACGCTACTTCTTCGATTGATTGCTTCATTTCTACTTAGTTTTGAGCCTAATTAGGCTACATCATTAATACTTATTTCTCCTTTCAAAACCCTTTCTACCTGTCTGTCAATTATCTCTTGAAACTCTATTTGACAGATAATAGAGCAATCCGGTATAATTTCTTCCACTGAGTCACCTCGCCATGTTGGTAGTTCATCCAAGAAGATACGCCCGTTTTTGTCCTTTAGGCACGTAGCACCAACATCACGCTCAATCTGTGCCATTTGGTTGAAGACTTCCGGGAAGTCCTTGCGTATCTTATTCCAGTAGCCCATACCACCCTTTACACATCCGATGCAGTTATTATTATTGTAACCCATCTTGTACATAGCGGGGATTTCAATACCTGCCTTCCAAAGCATTCCCATTGCATCCGGCTTTGTGATCTGCTTTTCAATAAGCGGGAATAGTGGCTTTGTGTCCGGGTACTGCTGCTTTAATCGGATAGCCCGGTTAATCTCTTTCGGATCGTAATCGAAGCCCCATACTTGCCCGTCCCAACTTCCCAACTCCTTTTCTAATTTATACCGGACTTGTTTCTTTAGCTCAAATGTACAAGCGGCGCCAGTTGGACCATTGATGTATCGTTTCTTAGTTAATACATCTTCTACATTGGCATACTTATCACTTCGTATGGTATGAATAGGCTGTCCGTACCATTTCTCACAATCAGAGAGAAAGCGAGAGTTATCGAGATGGCCTGAACCGGTTTCAATATAATAGAGCTGCACATCATTGTACAGACTCAATGCTATCTTACAAGCGACTGCGGATGTTACACCGCATGAGAACCACGCTATTATCATTTGATTCCTTTCTACTTAATTATGATTCTTTACTCCAGTCTATCTTCTCGTACGAATGATACCCTATCCAATCAAAATCATCTGAATACGGCCATTCTTCCTCATCGCAATCTTCTGGGCATTCATCTGTATGTACATGATAGTTTGATTTTTCATCCGTCTTGGTGACAACTGAACGATACTGAATTTCTGCTATGTAGTTTTGACCGCAACAGGCTTCATCAGAGATACCTTCTCCATCACCTTCTTTTAGCCAATCTTCTGCCTCTTTCAGCGTTTCAAACTCTTCATAGTCTCCGTTTGCAGCATCATAGGCTACATAACGGTAATTATTCTTTTTACTCATTTCTGCTCTGTTTTACTCTAATTGTTCAATTTCTTCTATCGCCTTAAATATCTCAAGAATCACCTGTGGCACTATGGCGTTTCCATATCCTTTGACTGATTCTTGTCTCCACTTTGTGAAAGGAATGGTAAGGTCGTCCACATTAAAGGGAAGCCCATCATTTCCTCGACAAACAGGGGATTGAGTTGGGAAGTCATCCCAGGGCGTTGAGTGCAATGCTCTCCTAACATCACTGGAATATTGCTCAAGGCATCGTTTCTCAATTTTCCGTTTTTCCGCATCATTCCGTTGGGAGATATTGAAGACTTGTAATCTCTCGTTGTCGGAGTAGGGAGCATACCGCATGTTGCCAAATCGTTCAACTCCATCGTCCACCCTTGTTTCTGCTTTCTCTTGGTTCTTCCGTCTTCTAACTTTGATCCGTTCTTGTAGCTTCTTGCTGTTGGAGTCGGTAACATTTCCAGCGGATAAAATGTCGTCTTCCCTTGTTCGTCGCACATCTTCAAGCCTTGCGTCTGTACGGTGGGCAACAAACCACACCCTGTCTCTTCTGTGGGGCGCTCCGACGGCACAAGCCGGAATAAGCATCGGTTGGGCGGAATATCCTTCTCGCTCAAGGTCTTTACAGATGGTTTCGACGACGTATTCTTGTCGTAGCAATACTCTTTTTCTGTTATCTTCTCCGAAAAGAGAGGTTTGATCTCCCATTTTAACCTCCTGGCCGGGCTGAACCATCGTGAGGATTCCAGCAACGTTTTCACCAATAACCCAAGTGGGTCGGATTTCCCGTATAGCACGGAGCATGTGAGGCCAGAGGTAACGGTTATCATCTGCTCCCTTTCGCTGGCCTGCGACGGAGAAAGGCTGGCAAGGAAACCCTCCTGTAAGGATGTCAATCCGTCCTCTCCATTGACTAAAGTCTGTTTTGGTAATGTCTTCATAATGTTTTGAATTAGGAAACCAATATTTCAAAATAGTATTGCAAAAATCATTTATCTCGCAGTGGAAAGCGTTTTCCCACCCCATCCAATAAGCTGCAACACTTGGAGCATCAAGGTCACTGAATAAACTGCCATGTATCATTACACATTATCGTTAATTGGTAATTTCATAAAACACATCCACATGGTTTTTCCATGCCTTCCAGTAGTATGGCCGAACAACGGCTGTCTTTCGATGGCTTTCAATACTTCCCTAACAGTGATCTGATCCTCGTTCCATTTGAAAATCAGAACTCCATAATCTTCCAGCACACGAAAACATTCATCAATTCCTCTTTTTATCAACCTTGACCAATCCTCGGGAAGTCTACCATACTTCTTGACCAACCAACTATTATTACCGGCCTTTAGAAGATGGGGTGGGTCAAATACCACCAGTTTAAAAGATGCATCCAAGAATGGCATATCGGTAAAGTCAGATACAATATCCGGATGAACTTTCAGACTTCGACCATCACAAAGAGTATGTTCTTCATCCCGGATATCAGCAAACATGACTAAAGGGTTTTCTTTGTCAAACCAAAACATCCGGCTTCCACAACAAGCGTCCAGTATTATTTTTTTTGCTCATTACTTTATTGTTACGAGTTAGTCGATTCTTCTGTTTTCGCCTTATTATATCCAGCTCTATATGCGTTCATTACTAACCTTCGAACTTCCATTCGATCAATAAATTCAGGTTGAGGATCACAAACTCTCTTAGAATGAGCTATTGACAATATTGTTACTGTTTTCTTCTTCATTACTAAATTGTTTTGAATATTATTCGATTGAATATAATGCCTGCATACATTCGAAGGGGAAAGATGAATTTAATGCGTCGTATACTTCTTCTGGTATATCGTCTTCACTTTCAAAATTACCTTCGATACTTTCAGAGCCAAATGCTGTTGCAACATGCTTCTCTTTATACTCTTTACCGTCAATGATTACGGTACTCTCCCAGCCATCAGGAGTAATTTCGATTTTTATCTTATTCATGTTATCTCTTGATTTTTTTAATGAATCACAATAGTTTTCTAATTCGGATATCACAAAGTTGAATGCATCTTTGTAACCATTTGAATAAGCTCTCTTTTGGTTGTGCATTCCAAATAAGAAAGCAAGGCTACCTATGGAAAGGTAAAGCAACACTAATAGAACTTTTCGTTTCATTCGTTTCTATATTATTTTGAATTATTCTACTTCTTTCGGTTTACCATCAACAAGTTTGTAGAAAGTATCTTCCTTAATAGATTTACCATCAACTTTGAATGCCTGCACAGATAGAATAGGGTAAGTTTCTCCATCCCAATTACCTCTCTCTGTTAAAACAATCCAACAGCCTAACACTCCTTTGGCTTTACTATCTTTGCCTGTTACTATGGCTATGCTGTCTTTGCCATCAACAATTGCTGCCGACTGGTCTCCGGTGTTGGTTGCTGCCGACTGGTCTCCGGTGTTGGTTGCTGCCGACCGGTCTCCGGTGTTGGTTGCTGCCGACTGGTATCCGGTGTTGGTTGCTGCCGACCGGTCTCCGGTGTTGGTTGCTGCCGACTGGTCTCCGGTGTTGGTTGCTGCCGACTGGTCTCCGGTGTTGGTTGCTGCCGACCGGTCTCCGGTGTTGGTTGCTGCCGACTGGTATCCGGTGTTGGTTGCTGCCGACTGGTCTCCGGTGTTGGTTGCTGCCGACCGGTTTCCGGTGTTGGTTGCTTTGCTATCATCCCAATTAACCTTGTCAAGTATAAACTTTACCCATGCATTTATTAATCCTTTTATCCCGATCTCAGCAGATATGTGTATTTTTGAACAAGCTATCTTGCTGTCACCTGAATCTTTATCTATTTTTCCAGTGCCTTCTACCTCGCAGTATCTATTAAGATTTCCTGAATCAGAAGGAGGATAATAACTAAATATATCAGCAGGATTTTCGCAGAAATGAAAGCCATTGCTACATGCCTTGATATTTCCTGTTTCTTCAAAATCTTGACCTACTTCATATTGATAATTTCTGCATTTTAGATTCTTATCAAATCCCTTGAATCCTTTAATTGTTTCCATTGATTTTCTATGTTTTAGTTATTCAAAAAAACGTGTGCAAACGCATTCTTTTCATCTGATAGTTCCAGACCAAGTTTGGACGGATGACGCTTGATGAAATTGTAGAATTCAAACATCTTCATATCATCGTCACCACATCGATCTATTAATAACCGGATGAAAGCAAGAAGAGAATCAGAATCATTTCCGAAGTTTTCCTGGGTGGATAATTGCGTCTTATCGACATCTTGTTTTAACCTACGGATTGCTGCTATGGCTGTGTTGAAATTCCGTTTAGCATCATGGCGGAGCTCATATCCTTGTTTTCGCATTTCGCCTGTCAAATCGTAAAGAAGGGTTTCGACCACATCAACCAGTACGTAGGTCAAATTGAGAGTGGTATTGAGGTTAGTTGTTCCTACTAGCATAATGTTATTTGTTATGTTCTCTCAGTTTCTTAATTAAAGCATCAGCAAATACTACAGCATCCTTAGCGTGATCTTCTGGGTTGCCTTCAAAAATCATCTCATTGGAATTACTTAGAAATGCGGATAATACATCTTTCGATATTTCATAGCGTCTCTGCTCCCAATCAATTGCTGAATTTTCAACATTCAAAAAGTCAAGTTCACACTCTCTGAAAACCATATTATCGCATACATATAGATTGTCTCCACTATGTTGTGCGTTGGTATTGCTTTTCGGAATTACATCTATCAATACTCCTGTATCTTTAACTCTTGCTTTCATATCAGTCTCCTTTCTTTTATATTTTATTCGTTAATATCTTTTTTAGAACTATTTATTTCTGATCTGTATATATCCCCTGCGTTCGGTTTCCCTGAGAAGCTCCATATCCTCATCCTTGATGTTACAGGGAGTTTCACCGTTTACCGTGGTGTAATCGGGAATGTTAAACCTGTCTCTGATTTTCTTTATAATTCGGGGGACGTCTTTGGGATCAAGATGTTTGGTGTCCCAGTATATTGTTACTTTCATTTTCTTAGACTTTCTCCAATAAATTTGACTCGTGTTGTAATCGCAACCAATCTGTCCATTGTCCGTTCCCCGTACTTTTGAGAGATTTCCTCAAGAGATAAATTAGTAGTCAGTATCAAGAGTTTTCCCCGCTTTTCTGCTTCATCAACTATTTCACAAAAAGCAATCCTTCTCTCTCCGAATTTTACGCTCAGATTCTCCGTTCCAATATCGTCGATATAGATGATATGTTTAGCTTTCACGGCATCTATATTAGCATTCATTTGCTGCGCATCGTAACAGGAGACTATCTTTCGGCAGTAATGATTCAGTAGCAAAGGAATAATTTTCCAACAGATAAGGGATTTTCCGCGTCCACAGTTACCATGACAGAGAAGCCCACGCCCATTGTTACCAGAAAGCCATGTGGCTATTTCTTCGTATTCTGGTAACCATTCAGCATTTTCGGTGAAATAATTCAACCCGCGCCAAAGAATATTCTTAGCGTCTGGTATTGCTATATTCACCAGGTTGGGAATAGGGTTAAACCCTGTTTCTCTGAGACTGTCGATTGTTTTCTTGAAGTCTATTTTTTCCATCTTTCCTCCCATTTTCTTTCTTGTGGCGAATTATATTTATCAGGGGAATTGTCTTTAAGAACCAAGCCAATATCGGTAGTAGATTTAACGCAAATACCGTTCTTTTCTCTCTTCCATTGCTCATATTCACGCGGTGTACTATCAAACACGACACCGGCCCATCCTGATTCAATGGCTCTATAAATTTGCTTGATAGCAAATTCCTCATCGTACTTTCCTAATTTGTCTAAGGATAGTTGTAGGGCATGATTTATTTTCTTTTTCCATTTTGGAGTATCACATAAATCATTCCATGCTGCCATAAATGCTTCTGAAGTGAAAGGATATACCAAAGGCTTATCTCTGCTACTTGTTAGAGGCGTTCGCCTCTTACTCTTTGGCGGATTTTTAGCTTCAGTTGGAGAATCTTTATTCTCTTCCTCTTTTGCATCTACGTTAGTAGATGTTTTATCTATATCTGATTTATCAGATACATTATCATATAACATTATAGGGGTTTCTTTGGGGTTATTTAGGGGTTTTGTTGGGGTTTCTTTGGGGTTATTTTTTTTAGGTCTTCCACCAAGATGTCCATATTCAGCTCCCTTTTTCCCATTTTCAAACCTTTTTCTATTAGAGTCTATTTGAGGTTTTATTATTTCCAGCATAGCTTTCGTAATCGGCTTTAGATTATCAGTTGTTTCTCCGTATAAGCCATACTCAATTATGGCTGTGAGTACATCTCCCTGAATATCTCTCGGCAAATTCTTGATTGCTTCCAACCAGCTTTCATAAAACACAAAACTTGACCTTTTTTCGTTGCTCATTATACTGGCAGTATTTCAAACTCTATTCTTGGATTTATTTTATCTATAAATTTCTCCGCTTCTCGGACATTTCGGGATATTCTCAATATAATCCTTCCCATTTATGTTTTATGCGTAAAGCTATAATTTTGTCATCGCTTCTTGCGTCACTATCATGTGGAAAGTAATTTTTCATAAATTATCCTCAATAGATTAAATGTTTTATCATGGGCTACCGATAAGTAGCCCAGTTGATTTATGCGGCATCTTTTCCTAAAAACTTATTCACAAAATATATTTGCCCTTTCCCAGTAACCTTCGTTGTAGTGGTAACTAGTACCGTCCCATCTGGCTTGGTTATTGTGGTTTGTTTTATTTCAAACAATCCTAATCCCATAGATTTTTGCGTGGGTTGATTATAGTACTGTCCTTTGTGGCAGAGATAGCCATTATCACGCATCCATGAGAACAAACGATTTTGACCGATATTCACACCATTTTGCTGAAGAATCTTCGCTAATTCAGCTATCAAGCAAGAGCGTTGAGAAGTTGAAACGGCATTGGCAAAAAGAACTTTAGGCGCATCTTGTTGAATTTTACTTTCCGCTTCGATGCGCTTTTGCTTTTCTTCTTTCAAATTAGTTGCAAGCTGGATAAGAAAATCGGGTGAGGTTAAAGCCTTTTCTAGGGTTTCATTTGTCATGTATGCGCCATGCTTACGAATTGAGGGCAAAACTTCGTCGCAAACCCAATCTTGGAACTTTTCGGCATCCGGCAATTTAGATTTCATAGTCAACCGATATACTTCACTTTCTTTTCCGTACTTTATAGGTTGTACGCCACTTTGGGTAGGGGTTTCCAAAACGGTAACCCCCTTGCAATGATCTATAACTGCTTTGGCAGGGTTTGAATAACCAAGTGCTTTGGCTACATCAGCTAAACAGAATAAGGGTTCATTGTTTTCATTTACGGCAATTCTTATCTCTCCGAATTGCCCATTCTGAAATATTTTAATTTCATTCATAATATATTGATTTAAATTTTATATTTTACTTTGGTAAAAGAACTTATCTCCTTTTTTTCGGAAAGTGAGGTAGCCCGCTAAAAGGCTACCAATCACAATAAGTATTTCAATCATGGCTTGTCAGATTAAACCTAATTCCCGTTTCATTCTCTCGGCTGCTTTGCGCTCTCGGTGCTCAACCATTTTGTCGTATTGTTTGGTGTCAACTAGATAGGAGAAGCAAGCGCACTTTAGTTCTATCTCCCTTCGTTCGCTCCATCTTGTCCATTGGAGTTGTTTTTTCGTGAACTCAAGTTCCTTTTCAAGATTTGCAATCTTCCGTTTGTCGGCTGCACTTGACTTGGCGATTTTCGGGACAATCTCATTTACCTTGTGGAAGACTTCACGATACACATCGAACACGGGGCGAACCTTGCGGGCTATGAAGTATTCGAGGCAGGATACAGAAAGATGATATTCTATTGATGGTCTGCCGCCTTTTGAGTTTTCCGCTTTTTGGCGGGAAATTTGATAATCAATGTCTTGGATAAAGTTTTTGGTTAATTCTTTTGTGGCGTTGTCTTTTCTTGAATAGGCAAGCATCCACACATAATCAAGGTTAACAGGGTAGGGAACATTCAGTTTTGAAAGCTCCAAAATGGTTTTAAAATAGCGTTTGATTTCTTCAGTTGAAGAAGATAATGAAAGGGTGCACGTGTCGTGTGCAGACGTGAGTCCGCAATTTACTATACTTCGATTGCTACTCAATTTCATAGGACTTGGCATGTTATGAAATTAGAGTTATTAAAATAAGAAAGGCTATCGCCTCACGAACCGCCAAGTCCAAGTTATTACATAATTGTAGTAACCCATGTGAGTGATAGCCTCTATATCTTTGCAATATAAACGCAATATGTAGCCACAAAAATAGCTACTACAAATTATGTCTAATACATGAACTTGGCGTGTTCACCGCAAAGATACACTCAAATTTCTAAATGCCAAATGAAAATCTTATTTTTCTGCTAAGTAACCATTCACAACTTCTATAAACTCCTCCAAAGACCGGCAGACAACATACTTAGCACCGATACTCTCAAACTCCTTCTGATATTCCTTCTGATGTTCAGATTGCTTGCCAGTCTTAGTCTTTAATTCAATCGCACAAAATGGATAGAACTTATTGGGGATAAGGAGAATAAAATCGGGGAATCCAGCACGAACGCCCATTTGCTTGAACTTTGCAGCCTCAATGGCATTACGCTTTCCTCCATTGGGAGAATGATGGAGACTTAATCTATATTTCGGATATGCGTAATCAAACCACCTTACGCAAGATTTTTGGAGAGAATCTTCTAAATGTCTCATATATGCTTTATTTTAAGTTCAACATTCACCGGCTTGTCTTTCATCGTGGAGAAAGCGTCAAGCAGCTTATCCTTGATTACTCCCAAAGGCTTTGTCAGTATATGGCTCTCTATTACAGTAAGGGGTATCTTTTTACCGCTGTACGTGATTAGGGACATGGAAGTTATGATGTAAGGTTTCATATTTTAAGTATTATTTTTTTAGCATTGTTTATGTGGGCGTTGAAGGACTTGAACCTCCAGTCTCCTCAAATGAGGTGTGTTAGCCATTACACCGAACGCCCATGTTTGCCTGCCCCATCTTTACAGAAAGAGCAGACAGGTTAACAAAATTATTCTTTCGCTTTATAAGGATATACATCCATAATAGCAGTTTCAGATACAGATGCAATCTGATAATCGGCCATTGTACCCTTCATACCTTCATCCAGCTTCTTAACGGCATCACGGAGATCGGCAGCCTGTACCAAGACCTGAGTAGATGTTTTCTTTTCAACTCCGCTCTTTTCATCCAGAGTAATGAAGATCAGTTTACATTTAAACCAACGATCTGCAGACTCTTCATCAGAAAAGAATATCTCTGAATAGTTAGCTCTCCTAATATCAGAAACCGTAAACTCTCCACTAATAAACGGTGTCATTTCTTCAATACATTTTCCTTCGCTCTCTGTAAAAGATAAAGCATCAAATAAATAAGGTTCTGTGACCTTTTTTTGCATCCCATTATCCATTACTTTCTCGTAACGGATTTTCACTTCAAACCATGTGTGCATCATATTTTTATTTATTTTAATTGATTAATAATTTGTCTTTTAATTTTCTTGTTCAGCTTCCCGACAAAACGCCCATGCTTCTCCGTCGTTCCATCGGGAAGACATTCCTTGTATGAATAAAGTAGTTTTTGCAGGAGAAGCACTTCTTGTTTTGTTAGAGTAAGTTTCATTTTTTAAATATAAGGTTTGTTACGTTCAATATCTATCTCCATCAACTGAATCAAACGTTCTTCATCGGCAGAAGGAATATACACACCTGCCTCTGCACTTGCCCAATTTCTGAAACGATCAATGCTGGTATTCATTTCGTTGACATCCAAATCAGAAGAGCTTCTTAATACCTTTATCTTTCCTAAATATGGATCATCTGTTTCTCTGATGAATATCGTAGGGTTGACCAGTTTCTTATAATACTGCTGCTTTACCCATTCTGTTGTATTACCAGTTTCACATGCAAAGTAAGCTAGGATGGTATGCAAGTATCTGTTTTGATTACTTGATCTTTTGGGCTTTTTTTCTGTAAGTTCTACAATCTTACCGCTTTCTGCAAGCTTTGCAGAACGAGCTTTGAACTGCTCTTTCTGCAAAGGGTTTGATGTATCGTAGAGGGACATACATCAAAAAGGTAAGCCATCATTATTCCCTTGCGCTGGTGGAAAACTCTGAGGCTGTTGTTGAGTAATCGGCTGGGGCCCAGGTTGCGCTATAGGTTGTGGCGCAGAAGGCTGTTGAGTTTGTCTTGCCTCAATTCTATAAGGTTGTACGCGAGTAAAAATCTGCTCAACATTATCCTTGTTTCGATATCTTGTGCCTTGAACGTCAAATGATATAGTAACTATCTGTCCGATTTGATAATTATCAAGTTCCGAACATCTATCACCAATGAACTCCAACATGGGAGTATTCTCAAAGCCACGTTGACCTGTATATGGATCATAGCGTGTACAGTCTATTACTATCCCTCTTTTAAGAATAGTTTTGCTCCCATCTTTCGATGGAATTTGTTGAGTTGGATAGATATATAATATCTTTCCTGTAAGTTGGTTTGCCATAACTATTTAGTATAAAAATCTTTGATTTGTTGAAATATTAATCCTCTCTCTGTTATTTTAGAAATAGCCTTTTCGTCACGAGTGATTCTTACCTTACAATATTCATTTGACTTAATTACTCTATTCCAGTTATAATCATCATCGTAAGATGTTACAGAGAGAAAAACGAGGTTGCAACTCTCTAATTTTGTGCAGTAAAGCTGTTCCTGTACTTGATTGTAGTAAGATTTATGCTTCTTTTTCACATAATCAACAAGAGCCTTATTATCATTCTTTATAGGTTCTATAAATTCAAGGTAATCAGAAAGGGCAAGTGTTTTCAATTCATCGAAATCGACAAGTTTTCCCTTTTCTATTTTTGCAAAATCGAGACTACATTTAAACACATCCATCTCTTCCGAAGTTACAACGTATTGTGCGAAGTAATTATCAGGCAGTGTAAGTAGATACCTATCCTCAAGAATTGCGCCTGTGCGTAAAGCGTCTATCGGACTTGCATAAGCATTATAATTAGGCTTTACACCACTGACAAAACGCTGCATTAAAGAAGAATGAGATTTGGTTTCTTTCCCACTCATCAAAGCATGAATATCACCGCTGCCGATATACATAGTCTCTATCATAACTTACCTTTCTTCTTTAGATTATTGTAAGCCATCTTAAACTGCTCGGTACTCATATCATCCGAACTTCCAACATTAAAATAGGAAAGTATGTTTTGCGTAAATGTGTTATCGAGCATCATGTAATTAACAACAGCATTTTTTATTTCATCAACTGTTACAGGAGTTTGTTCCTTTGACTTATTTTCATCAGGATCTTCACCCGTTGCAATCTTATAAGCGTTCAAAAGAGCATATTTTCTTGCATAGGTCGAAGCCTTTCCAAATCCTTTATCTCCGGGATCAAGACCTCTACCGAAACTTTCTACATCGATAAATTCATCAGTCTTATCAAGGTTAATAATGCGAAGTGTCATTTTCACAATATCCATATATTGAATGGATTTCCCACCACCATCTTTTACTACCTCGATAACTTCGGATTTTACAAGTTCTTGTTTAATGGGAATACTCACCAAACCATGTTTTGTTTCGGCTGTCTTAACTTCGAGAGTAACATCAATATCCTGGACCGCCTTATAAGCATAATTGCCTTTTCCAACGGTCATATTCTTTTCGATGTTCTTTATATCGTTAGAAACAGCTTGTATCTTCTGATACAAATTTAGCTCGCTCATAATCGTAAAATTTAAAGGGTTATTTATTTATAAATTCACTCATTCTAAGTGCATTGATAGCTGATTGGATTTCAAACTTAGAATACATTACAGGAGAGTTTTTTGAAGCGCCTTTTCGTTTTTTGTGAACTAAACCATTACTTTCCATTTTATCAAGCAAACCAGGCTCATATCCAAGTGATTTTAACCAGCGGTGCGCTTCTCTTCTTTTTATCTCATCTGAGATAGGAGAACGTTTTTTCTCATTTGCGGCAGCTCCAAGCTCAGCCATCTGCATACAAATATCTTTTAATTCAAACAAATCAAGTGTAACCATCATATCGCCTGTATCTTATTACATTTTCAATCCTAACCCTACGCGATCTTCTCATAATACTTTGTTCGTGATAAGATGAAAAAGAGAATACACATAGCAAACAGCAAGCAACCACCGTTCTAGTGATTGGAGCAAAATCCATTGTTAGTTTGACATTAAACTTTGCCTCCATCATTTTAACAGACAATTCGCTTCTATTTCTTACCTTTAGCTTTGCATAGATGCTTTGCATTTGGTTTCTAATTGTAGCAACAGACCTAAAGCAAATATTTGCAACTTCTTTAGCTTCTAACCCAGCCCCAATCATTTGAGCAACTTCATCTTCCCTATCCGATAGAGTTAAAAATAATCTTTCCATAATCGTGTGAGTCAATAGCTTATTTCCTATTATTAATAATAAATAAGCATCCTACTCTTTTATTTACCGAGATTGTATAGAGAGGTTTATCATTCGGAATGACAATACCTTCTTCTCTTGCTCTATTACTAAGCCTTGTAGCTTCTGCCCGAAAGCCATCTACTTCAATTCCATTCAGAGATAAAGACTTTATTTTTCCTGGTTTAACGGATTGAATAACCTCTCTAATTGTTTTCTTTGCCATAAGATTTAATTTTAAATTAATAATTCGTGGAGAAGCCCGGACTCGAACCGGGATTTGCAAGATTTCGTTTGTACGTTTCAATTGTGGTTCTGGCTTCCCCATTCATCTTTCCTGCTTCGAGGTTAGCCAGCCGTATGTTCAAACTAAGCGTCTACCAATTCCGCCACTTCTCCAAATAAAAAAAGTGTACTATCTTCACAGACCGCACACAACACAGTAAAAACACTACATTTCAAAGGATTTTTTATTGTAATTAATGCCCTAACTCTTTATAACATATTCGGGCCATTATAAATGATAATCCACAAATGATAAGCATAATAATAATCCCTGTAGCATACATAGGACTATCATTAACAACTGCTCCGTACAACATCACTATTGAGCATAAAAAGACGAATAGTGAGAAAATAAACATAATCACTTTCATAGCATTGTCATTACGATTAAATCATTTGAATACAACTCTATAAAGTCATGCTTCCCGAATTGCACCATAACTCTGTCACCGTTAACGCTATATATCTTCCCGATCTTATTTTCCCAACCGGGAGCTTTATACTTTACCAATGCACCTTTTTTCATAGTTATTCGTTAATTAATTCGGGGTTATCGTGGACGTTACCTATCACCTCACCTTGTAAAACTTCGGAATCAAGAGTGTCAATCGGTTTGTTTCTTTCATACCCTATACACCAGCCAGTGAATTGATATTCGTCTACTGTCCACTTGTCTCTCCTTTCCTGATGTATCCACGTAGACCACATTACAAGATATATTCTACCGGACGGTGCTTTTATTATATCCCCGTCGTAAACTTCCGATTGATTCTTGTCAAGTAATCCGGTAAACTGACCTACTGTTTCTTTTAAAACCTTAATAGGCTGACATCCGTCTTTCTTGATATACGAACACCGCCCTTCTCCGTCACACAATTCAAATTCAAGGTAATAACCGTATTCCCATTCACCTTTTAAATTTTTCGCTCTAAATTTTATCTCAATCATAATTACTTTGATTTAAAAATTAACCGCCTGTACAAGGGTAAAGTAAAACGGTGCGCACTTCGTTTCTCTCATGGCTTTTAGTACAGTATTAGCACTAACCTTTTCTGCGGGATAGTTCCCGTGGGCGTTCCGATGATTGCCTTACTACTTACACTAAGGATAGGTAAGCCACGGGATAATATTAATAAGCGTGGTATGGTCGCCCTTCGCCGCCATTTACTTTATACCTATTGAGGACTGGATAGGACGCTTATATATTATTATCATTTGATGGCGGTGCAAGCCCCAAACCTTGCATGCTTACTGATAGAGAAATTTTCGGACCATCTAAATGATATATAAGACTACTTCAAGCCGCTTATCCAATCACCGCATTTCTGCTATGGATAATTCTTGGTTCGTATTTGTTTTCAATAAGTCAAAGAACTAATCAAATGCTCCCTGAAAGCGTTTCGCTCGCTTCTTGCGTAGGTCTGCCTAACAGGGTTATCTCCAGCTACTATCGTAGCATTTTAATGCCGGATTCAAATCAATCAATGCTTGTCTAAAATTGTTAGCGGGTTTGGGATAATCTACATATTGAGGATCAACCTGAGCTTTATACTCATCCATTTTCAAACTTGCATCCACCCAAGCATCTTTCAAAGCCTTAGCAAAAGAATACCACTTGAAAGCCTTATTCTGCTTCATGTAAACCCAGGCTCTTTGCATGATGGCTTTCATATTGTATTTGCCATCTTTAACCAGTTTGTAATCTCTTGCTTTCATATTTCTTATTTTAATGTATTTGCACTATTTTATAAAATCAACCTTTTTTCTATCTTTGCATTGTAGCAACATTGCTACGTTAGTTTATGATGCAAATATACTGATACAATTTCAGTAAACAATAAATTCTACTGTTTTTATATCAGTAATTAATATTATTTAATGATTAGGGGATTTATATCTTAAATACAATATGAAGAAAGAGAATTGGGCTTTAGGATTGAGCGGAATTGCAATAGTGATAAGTATTATTGCAATATGTCTTTCCTATCCCCATAAGGCAGGGTTAGGATTTGATTACCAAGGCATATTAGTTAGTGCTCTATCATTGCTTGTAACAGCATTAATAGGATGGAATATATATACGATAATTGATATAAAGAGCACAAGAGATAAGATTGATGAAATATCAACAGGAGCATCATCGATGATACAGAAAAATATGGCTATTTCAGAAAGTGCCAATTGGATGATATATCATTACTTATTATTAGAGAAAGATCCATTGGGATTAGAATACAGATTTTTATATCATGGAATTGCATGCTTATTTCATACATCACAATTTTCCGACATAGCAACATGTAATGCAGTTGTAAAAGGATTACTTGAATGTATTGCAAATCCAAAATCCATAACGATTACAAAAAATAGGAAAAACGAAATACTCAAACTTTTGTCCGGCGTGAAGCACACCGACAAAATAGAAGGATACCTTGAATTATTAAATAAGATAGCCTTGGTGAATGTGAAGTAGAAAAATGACAATCTGTAAATGAAGATTGAATTTGAGAATATAATTTATTCCCCTCATCACTATCCAAGAATTCGGCAGAGAAACCTTCAGGAATATTTTTTCCCATAATAAACAAGTAAAGCGACCAACTCCAAAGTTGCGGTTTGAAGTGAAGTTGCCTATGTAATTCCCTGTAGGAATAATTAAACTTATTAATTAGTATCATCCGCAACTTGATTCCGGAACAAATATACTGATTTTATTTCAGTACACCTAAAAAAAAGAGTGAATATGACAAAAAAAGAAAGGCTTAAATCAATACTCACAAAATTAAATGTGAGTGAAGGTGATTTTGAACGAAAAGCAGGATTAGCCAAAGGGGCTGTTAGCAATTTGGGAGAAAACCCAAGAATGACAACATTAGATAAGATTAAAAAGGCATATCCTGAGATTAACATTACTTGGCTTCTTACAGAAGAAGGCGAAATGTTTATTTCAAGCTCCGCTACGCCCGAAAATACGAACTATACAAAACCCGATTATGATAGTACATCAGAATTTAATAATATTGAAATTGACATGAATAATCCTACAGCGAAGTACTTTATGGGAGTAATAGAAAAACTTATTTCGCAAGGAGAGCGTAACTCTATTGCAAATGAACGCAATTCAATTGCAAACGAGCGAAACTCAATTGCAAACGAAGAAAATGCAAAAACTATCAGTAAAATGGTATCAATGCTAGAAACTATGTTGTATAGCAGTAATAAATTGAAAACAAAATCGGCAGGAGAGTAAAACAAGTCGGCTTACAATTTTGTTATATTAAGCACCTTAAACTTTTAATTAGTACCTATGGACCGCGAGCTGCTTGATAGAATTGCAAAATTGGAACGTATTTTTAACAATCTGTACTATAACACAAGCATGGAAATAGTACAATGCGGGGAAAATAAGAATTACAATTTTAACCTAAAAGAATTTAATGAGGAACTGTTGTTAAAGAAAAAATTAGTTATTAAAAATACTAATTTAAACATTAATATGTATTCATGA